TTGTTTCATGATATCACCAACACCAGGAATCGAAGACTTAAACAAAGACTGTGTAAGATGGAACATAAAGCCACTACCACCAAGCATCAACATTAAGCGTAATTCAGGAGCCATATTGGCCTTTTCCTTATATTTTTCGTGTAGTTCTTCGAAAATATCATCATAATCATCCACATTTTCATGAACACTCTCAGACCAACCATCGAGTTTAACATCAAAGGGGTCAAATTTACCATTTAAAAATTCAATACCAGTAACCGCAGCGATCATCATCTTCCGTTGAAACCTGACACTGCGATCAATTTCCAATTTACGCTTAATCCGTTCATACTCACGTTTCATCTCGTCGTGGTCCGATTCCATTGTAAAAGAACGAGCCAGTTTAAAGCCACGTTGTTCAAGTCTTTCAAGATTACACAATAATTCAAATTTGGCTTTGACTTCTTCTTCAAAGGACATTGTATTACTACTACCGAGATTGACTGTAGGTATAGAATTGGAAGGATGGTTTGGATTCGGACTCTGATTCGTAGGCGGATTAAAATTACTCGAATCGTTGAGTTTAAAAATATTATCCGCCAAATTTTCAGGAATACCGCTCTGAGCAGCATTAAAATCATCAAAACTATCCAATTTAATCGCCCCTAACCCAGACGAGTTATCCAAGTCCATTAGTTTGATTGAATCTAATTGTGGGGAGCCTGCGGAGGATTCACCAAAGGAGTCACTATTCAATAGTTGGTCAAGATTTACATCTATATCCGATGAGGGCTGTAATTGGACTTTCGGAGTTGGCTTCGAGGCACCTTGCATTTTATTTCCATTCATTAATAACTCCAACCCAAGATCAGCACCAGAATTTCCAGGATTACTCGAGTTTAAAGAAACTTCAGTTTGAGAACTGTTTGTATTTAAATTAATTTCTTCCATAATTGTTAGAAAGAAACTTATTACTGTTTAAATACGCATACTTTTAAATCCTAATTCATTTTATAGTATATTAATAAAAAGGAATCCGCCAAATCATCCTTCTTTTTAAAATTATCAAAATAATCCAATAATTTAGCGTCATCCTTTATAAAATGTCTACAATATTCTATAGATAATTTTTTATTCCGCTGATATTTATTCGTCATCTTTTTTAGCTCTTCGATTTTTGGGCTCGTTAAATCGAATTTTAATTTACTATTCGCTGGTACTAATTTTATCGAATAGTCTTGACCAATTTTATTAATTAAATAATACGTATAAAGTATAATTTGTACACTTTTCATCGTTGGGTTTTTTAGAACTGGTTGGTTTTCTATTGCAATCGTTTTTACATTCATGAAGATCTCCTTCTTTTCGTTTAATTTTGTTATTAGTTTATTCCCTATACCATTCAAATCCCTCAGATTAAATTTAATATCGTACATATCTTCCCTCAATTTACTATGTTTTAAACAATAAAATTCATTCTCTTTATTCTTCCTTTTTGCCTTATTTTTACAATCAAAACAGATAGCTAAATCGTGATAATCTGCATTCTTAGAATGCATATTACAATATAATTTTTTGGTGTTCTTATCTATTTTTTTGGCCGTATTACCACAGACCTTCGCCGTCTTTGTTATGAATCCACATTTGAATTCTTCATTATCTGTAAGATCAATAATACCCCAATCTTGGATTTTAGAATCGTCGTCAATTAAACAATAGGCCAGATTTTTAATACCGATATCCCAACCTATATGCATCGTCTATTTGTATTTTATTATAAAATATATTTAAGTAGAAACAAAGTTTTTTTCTTTTATAATAGTATAACCATGAATAAATTAGTTAAATCTGTTAAAAAATTTACCAAAAAAATGACGCTCACCCATCTACTTGTTGCCCTTCTTGTTGTTGCTCTTGTTGTTGCGGTTGTTCACAGCCAAACAAACCAAGAAAACTTTGATTGGATGGATTGGTATAAGGATATCCTGCGTCGCCAGCGAGAGGAAGCTGCACGGATCGTTGAGGAGACACGGCAAGCGAGAGTAGTTGCTGAGCAAGTTGTCGCTCACGACCGCCGTAACGCCGCTAGGCCATATACCCGTAAAACTTGGAAAATGCCTAAATGGGATAGGTACGACACGGACACCAATATTTCTATGAATAAGTGGATTGAGAAACAAATCAAATATCTTCAAATTCAAGATAATGGTAAGTTAACAACTGGAGATAGTACGTGGGAGACAAAATGCGCATTGAGAGGTAAAATAACAGTCGGGGGCGAGGTGGCCATTGCTCCAGTAGATTTGGCTGTTGAGTCTGCAAACCTCAAAGCCATTGGTGAACAAGATGTATACACAGATTTGACCTTCAAAAAATGCCAGGCTATTTGCGATTTCCACGCTGCTCCTGAAACAAGTCAAGGACAGTGGGAAGGTGGATGCACTGGATTCAATATTACATACCATAAGTCCGGCGGCAAGCCGGAGGCAGCAGAATGTGTGTTCTATTCTAACAAAACCGTAGGTTATCTCCCAGTTAGAAAATGGGGGTTCGGATTAACTGACAAATTAAATACACAAATGAGAAAGAACTGGAATACTAAAGCAAAGGTGGAACAATCTTCAGATTATTGGTGGGGATTAAACCACCGCACCGCCAAATGGACATACTGGCCAAGAAAGGAATTAAGTGCGTGTCAGTAAGTGCTAATATATTTTAATTTTATACCCTTTTAATTTTTTATTAATTTAAATATTCAATACTTCTAGATTTGGAAGTTCTGGGATATCTGTATTATAATACTTTTCTATAGAACTCAACTGTTCTCTGTCATTATTTGTTACAAAGTTAATCGCCACACCCTTCCGACCATACCGACCACTTCGACCAATTCTATGAATATAACTATCTACATTTTTGGGGATATCATAATTGATTACAATTGAGATCTGCTGAATATCAATCCCACGAGAAAGAAGATCTGTCGAAATTAGAACACGACTTTTCCCATCACGAAAATCCTTAATAACCGAATTCCTCTCCTGTTGATTCATATTCCCATGAATACAGGCCACTGTAAAATTATCATTATTCAATTTATTCGAGATAATATCCACGATTTTGATTGAATTACAATAGATTATCGATTGTGAAATCGAGATATTCGAATAAATATCACACAAGGTATCATATTTAAATTCATTCTTTTCTAGATCGATATAGAATTGTTTAATACCTTCGAGCGTTAGCTCTTCCGTCTTTACTAAAATTTTAACTGGATCACGCATAAATTTCTGGGTAATACTAAAAAAGTTCTGATTCATGGTCGCACTAAAAAGACACACCTGAATCTTCGGCGGGAGATTCTGGAAAATATCATAGATCTGGTTGATAAAGATATGTGATAACATTTCATCCGCCTCATCTAAAATCAACATTTTGAGTGTATTCACCTTAATAAATTTCTTATGAATCATATCCAACACTCGACCAGGTGTACCAATAATAATATGTGGATTCCTCCTTAGTGAGGAAATATTATCAGAGACAGAGATTCCTCCTACACTTAGGTTAATATTCACTTTCAGATACTTCGAAATCTGGGTAATCACATTATAAATCTGTTGGGACAGTTCACGTGTATGTGACATAATCAACACCTGATTCGTATTACTACTCAAATCTAACGATTCCAACATCCCAATTGTAAAGGTCGCCGTTTTTCCCGTACCAGATTGCGCCTGTGCAATAATATCCTTCCCCTCCATCATTTGAACGATTCCACGTTTCTGGATTTCACTCGGTTTTTCAAACCCATACGCATAAATTCCACGCAATACTTTATCTGTTAGACCCATATCCTCAAAACTATCATACACTTCTATTCCTTCTGTTTCTTCCATATTATTTATTATTAATAGAGAATCTTTAATATAAAAATTATAATATTAGATTATATGTCGAAGAAATATGTCCCAAATTCGTTATCGAAAAAGGATACACGAAAACAAACCAAAATGTTATTAAAATCCAAAAAAATGTACCAAAAGGGAAAATATTTTACAAGAAATAAATTAAACTCATTTAAATCTAAAAAATCGAGATGGGTCGTAAAGGCTACAAAGATGTATAAGGTTAAAACCTTAGCACCCAATAATCAATTAGCACGTAAAACCAGTTGTTCTAAAAAAGGTCTGAACGATATTATTAAAAAAGGACAAGGTGCGTATTATTCCTCTGGTTCTAGACCTAATCAAACAGGACATTCCTGGGGTATTGCTCGATTAGGTAGTGCCCTAACTGGTGGACCAGCTTCCAAGGTTGATTATCACATATTAACAAAGGAATGTACCAAAAATAGTAAAGCATTACGTCTCGCGAAGAAATCAATGAAAGGTGGTAAATTAGTAAAACCGATTAAAAAAAATGAGAAGTTATTTTTTAGCGACCATCCAGATTTTACTCCGAATCTTACACCAAAGAAAATATTTCAATTAGGTAGTTTTGGTGGAACATATTGGAGACCTATTTACTCTAGTGTCACCAACAAAAAATATAAAAATATGCATAAAAAATACCCGAATGACTGGTGGAGTAATCTTAATCCAAACCAACTTACAAGTAGTTCGTGTGATATATCACTGAATAAATACAAGGTTCAAGTAGGAACTTCACTACAATTCTGGGAACAAAAGGGGTGGATCAATAAAGAACACCCATATGGTTGGATTCAGTGGTATTGTGATTTTTATATTGGAAAACGTAGTAGCGATGATGAAAGACAAATAAAACGATGGAAACAATTTTCTGGGGAAAAAGGTCGATTTCGATTATGGCTCATTACACTTATAAAAAAGAAAAAGACTACATTTGACGATTTTAGTGTTAGTCCTAAAATTCGACAGAGCCTACAACACTGGGGCTATATTCTAACTGAAACTGATTTTAAGAAATAATGTAATATAATGATAAGAGAAATAGGACATGAATTTCGAAAATTTAGATTCTATTTATAATCATATTTTTGCTTCAGAATATGAGAAATTAGAACAATTTAATGAAGAAGAGGTAAACCTTGTAATTAAGTTGAAGTTCCCAAAACTAACAATTGATACATGTAAAAAGGGGACACACAATATTCGAATGAATAGTAGCCTTTACAGAGAACAAATTATATCGAAGTATATAAGTTGTCCCTTTTCTGGAATGTATAGTACTATTTGTGAAGCGGCTCACATCTTACCATATAGTGACTGTATTGGGGAAGAAAAATATGATGAACATAATGGTATTTTACTCTCACCCAATTTACACAA